GTCGAGAGTTTAAAGTGCAGGGCGGACAGAGTCCAGTTCGCACTGAAGAGCTCCACAAGCGAGCGGCCTAAGCGGCAAGCTGTGGGAATAATTACGCAGGGTTAGATCAAGCGGCTTTCTTAGCAGCGGCTTTCTTTTACTATACCGGAGGCAAATCAATTGAGATTTCACAGTCGTTGTGATTGATTGGCAAAGTGATTTGCATCTCGGAGGTCTCTTGGAGAAGGCGGTAATCCTGGAGCATGAGCTCAATCGAGGGATAGCGCTCTCTGAACATAGGATCGCGCAAATGGCTGAGCGCAAGCTACAAATGCTCCTTGAGGGAGGCAACGTTGTATTGCGGTTCGACAAACTCATCACACTAAGGTCTGGCAGCCATCAGGGATTTAGCAAACGAATAACCAGTTGATATCAGTGGGTTAATCCATTCCTTGTTCTTGTTATAAAAATCCTTGACCGTGTTCCAGGCGGCGATTAATGATCCAGGGTTACGGAACACGTAAGTTGTGGGTTGATACCGGGCTCGTGAAGTTTAAATAAGGGTTGGCCCACGGTTTTAACCGCGGCGCCCATAAGTGACTTACTTAAATTCCGATTCGCTCTCAGCTGACTCGGCTAAAGCCCGAGAAAATGCGTCCCAAATCTTGGGCATGAAGGCGAAGTTGCTGCGTATCTAAAAGTCCATGGTGTAAGTAGCATTTGCACCGGTCGAGTTGGAAATGAAAGGTTTCTCAATGATAGCGAAAGCTACAATCTCACCACCAAACTCGCCATCCTCGCCACTAGCACCATAGTTCAAGTCCTACCTATTTACAATTGAGTGATTTACGATTGCTGATTACAGAGTAAACTTGGCAGATTTCTTCAAGTCAACTGTCTTAGTGACAGCCTTCAGCAGATCGTTAATGGTCAAAGGGTTGGCGTGGGAGTTCTCGCGGTCCTACAATGATGAAAGGGTAAAATGACCGAGACGCGCGACGCCCGAAACCGTAGATTGAGCTCCGGCCAGAGTGACCTCCAAAGCAGAAGACCAAATAAAAGCGTTTTCGGCGATGCTCGAACCCGAGCCACCGTAAATGTCCGCCAGCGTGTATGGAGTCATAATGGTGCTTTAGAACATACTTTGGCTAACAAATTCTCTTGTTGGGAGCGTGGTTCCACCAACGGCGAGTCCCCCTAGCTTTGTGGTTTAACCCAAATTGCCTGATTCCCCCGTACCGTAGCAGGCCGACAAAGTTGGAGCGTAGAGGATGACCACGTAATTGAAATTACTGAGAGTGGCCATAGCCTTGGGAACGAGGACGGCAGCATCGTCATAGTTGACAGCTTGTTGAATGGTCATCGCACTGTGTATGATGCCTGTGGTAGCGGATGAACGGTTCATGTCACTGACAAAAGGGACGTTGAAAACGCCAGGCATGTGCTTAGCAACCAACATAGCGTCCCAATCATTGATCAGCTGTCTGAGGGTAGGTGGACGCGTGGAGGCGGCAGTCTCACTCTAAAATCTAACTGTGCCCCTCTGAACTTGAAGCTTGTTCTTTTATGGCTTCTTGTTCTCTTCCTTTGATTTAAGTGTCTTATGATTCAAATTTTACTTAACACCGGATGCGCCTCTATTTGAGACGGTCCGGATCGGGTTTTATTCTGAATTCATGAAAAAATACGTATTTCTAAAAGTCCGTTTTTCTTAGTTGTGTTAATATACGAACGGCTATTAACGGGTCGTTCCACAACAAATAGTGTTTGATTCTAAAATTTACAATAAATCAAACACCGAAAGACCCAATCTATGATTAACTAAGGGCTCGATAGCATAATCAAGTGGGGTGGGTAGGTATTGCTTCTTATTGTATTGATCAATAACAACCTATTCGGCTTCCGTAAGCTACCGATTCGAACAATTGGCCCCGACTATTGCCTCAAGTAACTTAGAACTCCGCTCAGACTGGACACCTTGCAAGATCGCAAGCCTGTGCAATACGGGGTTTCGCAGCAAATGAGCATTACGGCGAGAATAATACTACTTGGTGGTAAGCACCTTCCTCAAGTCGCGAGAAGCACAAAGACGCCCGTTCACATAATAAAACCACTTGGAACAAAATTACATCTGATCCAAAGGTCCAACGGCTATATCTTTGACACATTAGCCTAAGGGCGAATTGGTTTATGCATCCCGGGAAGTGCAACGCATAATAGCCTCCGCAACGATCTCAGGCGCATCAGTGACAACCAACCCGTCATCCCCAGCTGCGAACACGTGCATTTAAGCGGCAACGTGTCTAGTATAAAACCCTAGATAACGCAATTGCCGCCAGGTATTACCTAACGTGGTGAAAGGATCACCAGAGCACATGGTGCCGTGGATAGTAAAGGGCAGATAATCCTCACGTTTCCCATTAACGTGTCTAAATTCCCTCTTCTCGTAATCACTCCACATGGCACCAGTGGTATCGGGGCAAGGAACAAAAACTACCAGATCAAACTTGGTGGACTCCAAAATGAATAAATCCGCAGCGGATTGAGGGGTGTGACCGTTTGGCAAGTTGTCAGGGTGGGAAAAAACGTCAAATAGCCAGGGTCTAAGACGCCGGAAAAATTCACCCTCAACAATGTCACGTAGTTCATAAGACTAAGTGGAATCGAATTATGAGCCATCAATCGAAACCTACGTGGGTATATTTGGGTTTTCGAACCGGGAGCAGACTTAATCAGTCGTGAGTCCTTAAATAAAACCGGGTTCGACTGCCTTAATGGAGTCCCATAACATCCATTAGACAGCCGCCATAACTGTGTACCCAAGCCCCTAAGGAACCATAATGTTGCGGGGCCTGGTGTCATCGTTGAAAAACTCACCATCGTATGATGGACTACTAGTGTAATTGACTTCACCACTCTTGGTCATGGTAACGAACGGGCCTTTACTAAGATCACCCTGGCGCAGCGAATCACGTATCGTGCGTAAATATTTATCGCGCTTAACTGGATCATCAGCAAATTAAATAGCGGGATAATCAAGGAAAGATTTGACCCTGGGAGGCTCCCATTTAGCAAAAAATTCATCCCACTTATAATTACAATAAGCCCGGAAAGCAGCTAACTCGGTGGGTGCAGCATTGCATGAAAGATGTCTCCTAAAAGCCATATACGTGTTACACAAGGACTTGGAGCACCACTCAAATTCGGTTATGGTAGAGCCGTCTAAAAGACTATCACCAAAACGCCCAGTGGTGATGGCCGTGTGCCCAGTCTTGGTCGCCAATAACGAGCTTGGGTCGCCTTCGAACCAGTCCAACCTACCTCTGCGAACCTTATAACGATACTTTGGCTTGGTTAACGCCTGCTAGTAAAGTAATTGCAAGTTATGATCATCAGCTATGGCATTACTAGGCAGTGGTGGAAGTGGCTTCTTCAATTTATAATAATTGTTGAGGCACAATAGATTTTGAGGTGGTGATTGCGTGACAGGCGTTTTCGCGACCTTAAGTTTTGGGGGTATGATCTCGTTGTCGGTGTACTGATGCCCATATTTATAAGGGTCGCGCCCGTAGCACAATTCCATAGCGACATCCCTCGTAGCAATAGGGGCGTAATCTGGCAACATTTCCGTGTCCCAGGTTATCCATTGCCCAACAACTGGGTTGTCTCGCACTTAAATGGCGGGTTTCTGGAGCTCAAGCTTACCAAGTCGCTTCGAGCGGAACAAGTAATACAAACAAAAGGCAGCGACTGTAGTTACAGTTACGAAAACTGACTTCCATTTTAAAAATCTCGACAAAAGAGCAGCAAACGCAGCGGTGCCACACCCCGAGATGGTGAATGACCGTTGTGTAAAGCTTATATGCTGTGATAACGAACCGGTGACATACAGTTCCAAAGGTTAAGTTCGGTCAAGTTAATAATAAAGTTGATGCTCAATCTATTGTTGTGTCAATGACTCAAGATTGGCAGGTAAAAGGTTGTGCCAAATCTTGTGCACACCAATCTTCTTAACGGGTCCCAATGTGGTCGCAGGAAGTTTAAAGCGTGCGACGACAGTATTCAAGTATGGATTGTCGTGCTTAGCGATGTATTGCCTCAACCAATCATGTTGCATTGAAGTGTGACCGTTGAGCCTCGTGCTAGTGATGATAACAATCTATGAATGGAGCGTGTCTAAAGATGTGGTGTGGGCATACCAAGCGTACCAACCGCTATCATAAAGAATGCTAGGATTCATTAAACGGACGTTAGGGTGTTGATAATGCTCTTGGCCACCTCTTGTGTTCATAATTATACCCCGGGAATCAAACGTGTAAAATCCCTCCCCGAGGGGCAAATCGTAATGTCCGGGCACGGTAAAGAAATTCGCTCCGGTTATAAAAGCACGAGCGGCTGCTAAGTGGTTAAATCCGCACATAGCCTGTAAAGTAGCTGGATCAAAATAGTATAACGAATCAAAAAACCATACATGAGTCGCCGCTTCCCCGGGACTAAACCATGGAGCAAACCAATCAGCACCCCACTAATTATTCTATCCCAGTTGAAGCCCGCGAGCTGTATGGTTAGCAACCGCGGCAGCAAATTGTTAGCGCAAATATCGACTAATCTAACCGCCGTGGTCATTCTAAATATGGGAATTGAACTATTAAAAGGTCCCCTAATACGGTGTAACCAACAAACGGTCTTAAATTACAGGCTGCGGATTAGACTCGGCCCAATATGTTTCGTTGTAAGAACCATCGTTGGGGCGTATAGCCACGTAACAAATGCGACGTGTAGTCTGACACCACAAGTACTAAAGGTACTTAAGAACGTGATCTTTGAATTACGGGTTCCTAACTTCAGGCCGGCTTAATGAGTCGAGTATTTCATTAATCAAATTAGAAAGTGCCTCTGGAGCGCCATGCTCACCATTGTCGAGCGGGTGATGGGGATCACCTTACATAGGGCGGTGATGTTCAATATTAAGTTAATCAACCCGGACGCCGTCATTCAGACGAACCACATGGGGGTACTACTGTGGTCGGTAACGAAGGTTATATATACCTTTGATACTATCGACAATTTAGTTCAACAACACATTCTGGTGGTTATTGTTCGCACCAGGGGGAACATCGATATTTATGTGGTCGGGCAGTTTAAATGGTTCAACAGCAGTGGCCCGGTCTAAAACTTTTGATATGGCCGTAAACTTCGCACCGATGTCGAGAATGATCAATGGTGTGGTTGGTTGATCAAACGAATGCGTGTTGACTGCGTTTAACGATCTAGTTATCATCTCAGCCTGCATATGATCCTAAACGAAACGTGCCAAGGGGTGAGCGGATCCATTGGCACCCCTACGCTTGTTGGTTAAATTGTTGGCTGGTATATTGTATCTAGCGCAAAAAGTCGTAGCCGCCAAACCCAAAGAAGCGCCGCGCTAATTTGCTGTGATACGTATTGTGGGATAAGTTTACACACTATGGTGGGGCTTATGCTTAAGCTCATCAGTCAATATCTCAGGCAAGGCCTCATCCAGGTGTAGACTAGCAACCAATTTGGGTGTGAGCTCCTGCACAGCCTTGTAGCTGATCGGTTTTAAAGAACCTGTAACGCACTCTAGGCCAAACTAAGGATCGTTCGTGAGATGCAACTCTTCATCCACCCATTTGGGCTCAACCTTGGGCACACTAGTGAACAAACTGTCGAAACGTTTAGGATTAGACATGGCGAATATAGCTGCCGACTGCTGACATTTCACCATGGGCGGTTTCCCATCCTTGGTGTACTTCCGAGTCACTAACCAATACGCCATCTTCATAGCATGCTTGCATTTGGGTTTGCAAGCATCTAAACAATCGACTTCAGCCATTTGCCGAGCATTATAAGCAAAACGTATCTGAGTGGGCGATGGCCCTTTGAAGGACTGTTGCTTGACGCGCTTGTTGGATGTCTTAATCTTGACTACGGGCGCGTTAGGGACTTCCACGTTCGGCGTGAGAACGGCATCAGCCAATTTTAGCGGGTTGAAATGCTTCTGTGATCGCGGATTCAACGCCACATAATAATGACCATTAGCAAAAATAATGGCTGGATCAAGTTGGTACCCCTTAGTGTTCGATGAAAGCTAATTGATATTGACTTACGAAAAACGTTAATAGAATTCGAGAGCCGAAATCACCGGAATGTCATACAATGAGGCCCACCTGGTCATATCGCAAGGTGCAAGTCCGCCGGGGACGCCACTAACGGCATCCATGTCGGATTTGAGCTACTCATACTACTCAATGGTCATGTTCTTGAATAAATAGGCGTAGACAGTAGCTCCACAATAACCGTCGGTCATGGACACAAAGTGGTAGCGCTGATTATCTTAATCAAATTAAAGCGATCCCATGCCGCTTTTCAAGACTCCGACTTTAACCCTGCCATCAACATAGTCGATAATAGCAGGTTCAAGTTTCTCTAAGGCTGCAATAAAATCATGACCTGTGTAATCATCACAAATAGACCGACCATGAATGGGATTTAAGAAAAATCTCACACACAAATAATCTCCCATCATGACGTTGTTACTTCCGATATCGGTCATTAAGTTGTTGGTAGCAGCTGATAAATAAGAACGATACATTTCAACAAAAAATGTGAGTTAAGGCATATACGACGAATCGGCTAAAACTCCAGGTAAAACAATCAAATCACCTTAATCTTAAAACACGCCGCGTAATTCATTGGGCGTGTCGTTGGTGAGTTCAGCACGCATACCTTCCGAGTCACATAACAACAAGAAAGTAACAAGGGCTTCGGTGGCATCTTGACTGTAAAAAAGCTCAGCCGGAAACAGCAAAGCATCGCCGGTGGCCGAAAGAGACAAGTGTAGCTCGGCCGTATGCTAATAAAACACTTAAAGGCGTCGCAACAAGTAGCTGGCGCGAGTCACACGAATGTAATTATTGCTTCCATCACCTGACGCCGACAAATTGGTCGGTAGGGCAGGTGGTAACGTGTTGTCGTTAGACATAACTTCAAA